TTTCCTCAGTCACCAGAGGAGTTTCTACTACGCTTTCTTCAGTCACCAGAGGAGTTTCCGCTACGCTTTCTTCAGTAACCAAGGAGTCCAAAGGACTTTCTACAAGGCTTTCCTCAGCCGCTACGCTTTCCTCAGCCGCTACGCTTTCCGCAGGGGTTTCATCGGTAGCTACGCTTTCCTCAGCCGCTACGCTTTCCACCAGAGGAGGAGGAACTTGAGGAGCCTCCACAACATCATCATTGACTCCCCCCTTATATCGCTTCAATGACTTTCTCATTAAATTCAAATTACGTTTTCTTCTAAATGACCTATTTTTATTAGACGTTTTACGTTTCTTATTTTTCTTGCGACTTTGTTTTTGCTTCCCATACAATTTGGTTATTTTCCCTTTAGTCAATTTCATTACTATATAAAAATATTAATATTTTATTATATTATATGTCAAAAATCAACATATCGAGAAAAAATGGGAATGTATATGGCACTTGTGATTTAAAATGTGCTTATAATTTCACATATAGCAGTAGCAATTCTACGGCAAAAAATAACGGTATGTCAATCAGTTTAACCTACGATAATTCAAGTGTGCCTCCGGTGATTTACGACAATCAAAAATACACAGTCTCTAAATTGAATATATATTCACCCTCACTCCACTTGTTTGATGGTAAAAATTTGAATGCGGAGTTTATTATAGAGCACGTTCCCGTGTCCGGTGGCGATACACTCTACGTGTGTTGCCCAATTGTTCAATCAAACAATATGTCCGTTGCGTCTGGTCTCTTAACACAAATTATTCAAAATGTTTCGAGTAATGCTCCCAGCAATGGAAATTCTACAAACTTGAATTTGTCAGGATTCACGCTACAAGATATAGTGCCATCCAAACCGTATTTTAATTATACAAACACAACCGCTGGACTTTCGGGTAATTATTTGGTATTTGGTAAAATGGATGCTATTTCTCTCGACGAATCAACATTGAAAACATTGAGTAACATTATTACACCCTTTCCAATTGATATGGTTGGTGGGAAATTATTATACAATCCCAATGGTCCAAATAGTAGTTCATCAAAGGAGGGAATTTACATCTCTTGTCAACCAACTGGCTCCAGCGAAGAACAGATTGATGTTGTCCAAGCCAAAAATGTAACTGTAAATGATATGTCGTCAATGATGAATAATCAAGTTATATTTACTATTTTACAAATTATAGTGGGTGGATTAATTTTTCTTGCGGTGTATTATGGCATCAATTACGCATACAATTATTTCACAGGGACGAATTCTAAGGTCTCTGGATCTACCAAGCCAATATTTGATTCAAAATAATTAAATTCTTATTAATTTTCTCTATAAGAATTTAGTTCAGCGATGAGGCGTCGTGAAGGTTATCTAACATGGGTTTATACGATGGCTTTGTAAGCGTGCGTCCGCTTTGAACAATCGGTGCCATTTTCTTAACAACCTCTTGTTCTAAAGTATACGGAAATTGGTTGAACGCGGTAAATTGAGAACTCTTTCGCTCTTCTGTCGGGGCATACTTCCTCAGGGCATCAATACCCGTCACGGCGGAAGAACGGCGAAGCAAATCGAACGCAACAAACAGGGCAAGAACTGCTAAAATCGGGCTGCTATTTAAAAACAGGTAAACAACAACTAGGAAAATCGATATTTTTCCAAGTAAAGTGTCAACAATGTTAGCAATCGGTTCCGGTGTCTGGAATCCCATAACTAAATAAACAACCATTAAAACAACTAAAATATGTTCGCCCATATGTTCCTTTTTCAACAACCCAGATATTTGGTTCATATATCATATTGTTATATTTTTATTTGTTTATTGTAAGACACATAAACACATCCCTCTAAATATTATAATGGAAACATACTTGGGGCCGAAAGGGTATACCATTCCCAAGGCCTCTTTGAGTATCGAACAACAAAAAAATATCAAAAATGATCTCACAATAAAACCATATGTTCCGGGAGCCCCGGGCGCAAATAATGCCCCCACATTCCCCGCATTCCGCGAATCAGCATTGAAATTATATGTTCCACATTATTACGGAGTTGAAAAATTTGGTCCACCTAAATCTGTAAAGACAAATGAGGGTCTCGATGTTGACCTAGAATTTAATGGAACATTGCGGGATTATCAGCGACCCGTTGTGGAAAAGTTTATAAATCATGTGAAGAATTCACCCCCCAAGGGTGGTTTGCTGGAACTACCATGTGCGTGGGGCAAAACCAGCGCATCTCTCTACATATTGAGCCAGTTAAAAAAGAAGGCAATTGTAATTGTTCACAAAGAATTTCTAATGAACCAATGGATTGAGAGAATCCAACAATTCATTCCTAAAGCCCGGATCGGGAAAATCCAAGGCCCCACAGTTGATGTAGATGACAAAGATATTGTCTTGTGTATGTTACAGAGTTTGATTTCCAAAGATTATCCAGCCACATTATTTGATTGTTTTGGACTAACAATAATTGACGAAGTCCATCACATTTCGAGTCAAACGTTTTCCAACGCACTTTTCAAAGTGGTAACCAAATATATGCTGGGTTTATCAGCCACAATGGAGCGAAAGGATGGAACCACCAAAGTATTCAAGATGTTTTTGGGGAATGTAGTTCACAAAGCAGAGAGAAAAAACGATGGCGAAGTGGAGGTGAGAGCGCTTACATATAAAACCAATGATGCTGAATTCAATCAAACCATACTTGATTTTAGGGGTCAACCACAAATAAGCTCTATGATTAGCAAGTTGTCTACTTATAACCGACGAACCGAATTCATTATTCAGGCGGTTACAGATTTTATTCAAGTTAACAATGTAGACAAATCACAGATTGAAATCCATAAGAAACAAATGGACGCAGATGTCCCATGTTGTGAAATATGCGCAAAACGAGACAATTATTTAATGAAAAATACATGCTGTGGTGTAATTAAGTATTGTATGCCTTGCTTGAAAAAGGTTGTTGCTTTGGCCGAACAACCCGAAGTGGTTGTTGACAAAAAGGGAAATGAGAAAACAGTAAAACGCCGTCCCAAATGTCCTTCATGTAACAAGGTTGTCGGTTTTGAGCAACATTACATTGAAAATCCATTTGTAAAGCCATTGGAACAACAACATACGATCATCATGTCTCATAACTTGAATGTCCTTGAATATATGTATAATAAATTCGTGTGTAGAAATTTAGCATCTGTCGGTTATTATGTTGGTGGAATGAGCGAAGAAGAGCTAAAAAAGTCGGAAACAAAACAAGTCATCCTTGCTACATACAGTATGTGTAGCGAAGGACTAGATATTCCCACACTGAATGCCGAGTTCTTGATTAGCCCCAAAACGGATATTGTTCAATCAGTTGGCAGAATATTGCGAGCCAAACATGCTACGACCCACCCTATCATATATGATATTGTCGACACACACGATGTCTTTCATCGCCAATGGCTAAAAAGAAAATCATATTATAAAAAGCAAAATTATAGAATCATTGGAACAAATAGTGTTGATTATAACAGACAACCTATTCTAGATACGTCGAGTTGGACAATGATATTTGATCCAGCAAATAAAAAGGGTAGCAAAAAGTCTTCTATTCTAGAGGATGATAGTGATGATGAAACTTCTGCGTCATCTGGGGGATGTTTGCTAAAATTCAAAAAATAGTAATATATTTAAGACACATGAACTTAAAAATATAACAATAATATTATCTAATGAAAACTATAACCAATCTTTTGAGACCAGATGATGGTTTTGGTGAAAATTATAAATATCTCATGTATACTCTTATGTATGCGGAATTCAATAAATATGAATTTGTATATTCACAATTCGAGCTGATGCGACATAATTATAATGATGAGCCTGATTACATAAATAAAAAAGAAAAAATGATTAATTGTATCGACACTTTAAAATCTAACATACCAGGTGTTATTCCTCAACCAATGAATATATTTGAATTATTACAGTTTTATCACAAAAATGTTGAATGGTGCTCACAATCAAATTCATTGAAACTACTGAAATCAATGTTTTATTTGGATAAAGTGAACTTATACGATACTTCATTTATAAATATAGCCATTCATATACGAAGAATCAATCCTCATGATTACATTGTGGTTGACCAAAAATCCAAAGATAGAGTACCAATGCAAGACAATCTATTCCAAGATATATTAGATAGTCCTATAACTGCGATTCAACTGCCTGGTATGGATGTCCCTGTTGATTTTTATATTACAGTGATTCAACAATTGAATCAGTCATACCCAAATGCTAAATTTCACATTTATTCACAGGGGAATGTGAAGGATTTTAAAATATTTGAGAATGATAATACATTGCTTCATATAAATGAATCTCTAGAAACGACATTCCAGCAGCTTGTATTTGCGGATGTATTAGTGACATCGCCATCCAGTCTAAGTTATACAGCCGGTCTTTTATCAAATAATACAATTTATTATGTTCAGTGCTTGAACCCTCCACTCGCACATTGGAATATTATTCAAAATTATAAAAGTTCCAAAATGAAACACAAATTTAGTTCTCTAGATAATGATACCCTTGTGATCACAGATTTTACATATGATCCATGTTCGAATACATTTGAAAAAATATTATAATTTGGAAAAACTGCCAGCTAAATAGTGGTGTGTCAAAAAACTACCCAAACCAAATAACACATCATATAGCAAGTATATCCACGATCGTTTATTTTTATGGATTGCGTTATAAGCGAACAAACTGTAAAAAATCGCATGTATAGGTCGTAAATTGTTCCACCATATTTTTCCACCTAACACCTCGACCCCTGTTTCTCTTGAACCTGTTATGTATATATATGTGAACCCTAAGGCGGGTAAAAGTGCTATATAACCTAAGATGGGAAGGTAATCAACACTTGTATTTTTGGCAATGTAAACAAGTAATGTACGGGTCCCTATACACCCAATTAAAAATAATAGAAATCGTTTTTGTAATTCATTCATATAGTAACATCACAAATAAAATTTGTCATCTTATAGAATGAACAATTCCACTTATTTAATAAATTTTAAAAGAGGATCTATGATATACAACGGGTTTTTTAATGTTGATCATAATAATAATATAATAGTGAAGTTCAAATTTAACATTTATAATGTAAATGATCTTTCTATGAATCAGCTTCACGAATATATGTTTATTGACAATGTTATGTTTATACGAGAGCGAGACAACCCATCGGCCGTTTGGGAGGCTCAAAATATGGAGTTATATTCAATTGAAGAAACGGGTATAAATGAATATATGATTTGTGACAATACGCAGGATGTTAGGATTAGGTCTTGTATATGCGTTGATAAGTATACGCGGATTGTGACCAAGCGTACTGATGAATATATTGACATAAACTGCTTGGAAATGGATCACAATAAGAATAAAAAATATAGGTTTATAAACAATAAAATAAATTTTACGTTGTTTCCCTCCAACGAACTTGTTGAGACCACATGGGAAGAAGTATTTGGAATTTATCCAGATACAATTGAGGATTTTACCCTACGAGATCTATCCAATGAAAAGGGTACCGCTTTTGAAAAGGTGCCGACTGAAAAAGTGCCGACTGAAAAGGTGCCGACTGAAAAAGTGCCGACTGAAAAGGTGCCGATTGAAAACCCGCGGGTTGA